CAAACGCAACTCCAACAAGTAAAGGTGAAACTACTGAATTATATTTTCATATTACTGAGTATTATAGAAATAAAGATGGATACTGTATGTTTCCAGTTGCATATTTCAAAAATGAAAGTAAAGAAGATAGAGTAGAAATATTCTATGGAGATCTAAAAAAGAAATTTGAATTTCAACTAACCCCAGAAGAAATTGGAGCTGAAAAAATAGAATCTATAGCTTATAATAAAATAGCTGAATCTCTAATAGAATGCGGAAAAACAGTACAATCAGATGTATCAGGTAAATGGGTACCATACATCACAGAATAACATAAAATTTACAATTAATTATAAAAGTTTTTAAAAATGGAAGACAAGAAAGTTTTAACAGAAGAAGAAATTAAATTAATTACTGATTTAAGATCACAATTTCAAGGGTTAACCCAAATGACAGGAGAAATTAGTGTTCAAATCATGGATTTAGAAATTAAGAGAGATCAATTAAAAAATTCTCTATTTGAATTACAAAAACAAGAAAACGAAATTATAGGCAATATTGAAGAAAAATATGGTAAAGGAACCATTTCTTTAGAAACAGGTGAGTTTGTTTCACAAGACTAGACTTTACAAATTTTTCTACATATTTATAATTAAATACAGATAAAAAATACTTTAAAAATCAAATAAAATGGCAGAAAAATTAATATCTCCAGGAGTATTAACCAGAGAAAGAGATCAATCATTAATTACAGCAGGTCCTATTGTAGCAGGAGCTGCAATTATTGGTCCAACTGCAAAAGGTCCGGTTGAAATTCCAACATTAGTTACAAGTTATACAGAATATGAAGCTGCTTTTGGTTCTACTTTTGATAGTGGTTCTGATGAAAAAGAATTCTTAACTTCAATATCAGCAAGAAATTACTTCAATAATGGTGGTGAAACTTTATTAGTAACTAGAGTAGTTTCAGGATCTTCATTCTCATCAGCTACATCATCTTTTGTATCATCATCAGCTCCAGTAGCTAGTGGAAGTGCATTTACATTAGAAACTTTAGGTGAAGGAGAAATCATGAATAGTGATTCTACCCTTAATGGTAATGGTGTTTTAGCAGATGGTACTGCTGATAATTTAAGATGGGAAATTTCAAATAGAGATACTGCTTCAGGAACATTTACTTTAGATATTAGAAGAGGTAATGATTCAACAAAAGAAAAAGTAGTTTTGGAATCTTACATTAATTTAAGTTTAGATCCAAAATCAGATGATTATATTGCTAAGAGAATTGGTGATCAAAAATTAGTTGTTTTAGATGATGGTAATGGAAATTCTTACCTACAAAAACAAGGACAATATTCAAATATATCTAGATATGTAAGAGTAAGTTCAGTAGGATTAAAAACACCTAACTATTTAAAAAGTGATGGTTCTATTGCTAGTACAGAATTTGCAGATTATATCCCAGTAGCACAAAGTGGAGCTATGGGAGCAGCTACAGGTGATGTTTTAGGAGATGGGAGTGATACTTATAATGATAACATATCAACTGTTACTCAAGGTATAACTGAAGGAGATTATGATGTTGTTATTAACATGTTAGGAAATAAAGATGAATTTAATTTCAATATTATTTCAACTCCAGGTTTAATGTATGATAAACATGAAACAACACTTAATTCATTAATTGGAATGGTTGAAGATAGAGGAGATGCTATTGCAGTTATTGATTTAAAAGTATATGGATCTCAAATTGCTGAAGTAGTAAATAAAGCAAGTGAATTAAATACTTCATATGCTGCTAGTTACTGGCCTTGGTTACAAACTGGTGGAAAATGGATTCCAGCTTCAACTGTAATACCAGGTGTTTATGTTTCAAGTGATAATGCTAGTGAAGCATGGTTTGCACCTGCAGGTATGAAAAGAGGTGTTATTACAGCTCAAGACACAGAAAGAAAATTAACTCAAGCAAATAGAGATACTTTATATGCAGGTAAAGTTAATCCAATTGGAACTTTCCCAAATAAAGGTATTGTAGTATTTGGTCAGAAAACATTACAAACTAAAGCAAGTGCATTAGATAGAGTTAATGTTAGAAGATTATTAATTGAATTAAAAGGATACATTTCTCAAATTGCAGATACATTTGTTTTTGAACAAAACTCGGTTGCTAATAGAAATAGCTTCTTAGCTCAAGTAAATCCATACTTGGAAAGTGTTCAACAAAGACAAGGATTATATGCTTATAAAGTAGTAATGGATGAATCAAATAACACTGCGGATGTTATTGATAGAAATGAAATGGTAGGAGCTATTTATGTTCAACCAACTAAAACTGCCGAATTCATTTACTTAGATTTCAACATTTTACCAACAGGAGCTACTTTCCCAGCATAAAAATTTGAAAAATAAATATTTATAAATAAACGAATAATAAAATAAAGATAAAATGGCAGTATTAGATCCGAACGAAATATTTTTCACCGCATTTGAACCTAAACAACAGAATAGATTTGTTATGTATGTGGATGGAATGCCTTCATATATAATCAAGGGTGTAAGTGGAATGGGATTCTCACAAGATGAAATCAAATTAAACCACATTAATGTTTATAGAAAAATCAAAGGTAAATTACAATGGAATGACATTACATTAACATTGTTTGATCCTATTACACCTTCTGGAGCTCAAGCAGTAATGGAATGGACAAGATTACACCACGAATCAGTTACAGGTAGAGATGGTTACTCTGATTTCTATAAGAAAGACGTAGTAATTAACGTTTTAGGACCTGTAGGTGATGTTGTTTCAGAATGGGTAGTTAAAGGAGCATTCATTAAATCAGCTGAATTTGGTGAATATAACTGGGATAACGAAAACGCAGCACAAAACCTAACACTGTCATTAGGTATGGATTACTGCGTATTGAACTTCTAA